TTACTGTAGACCATGATGGCAATTTATAGATTAATGGTAATGGTAAGTTAACTGATGCAGCACTTTTTGGTAGTGATAAATATTTACATTTTAAAGAATTAAATCCTAAAAAATTAACAGGTTTAATTAAAACTTTAAAAACACGTGTAAGTCAAGAAATAAAAAACCGTTTATTAACTGTCATTCAAGAAACGGCAACAAAAAAAATTAAACAAGAAGTAACTGCTAATTTAAAACAAGGGTTAGAAAATGTTAGAGTTTCTATTGGCGGACCAAAATGGAGTGAAATTATACAACAAATTTAGCAAAGTTTATCAACAGGTAAAATTTGGACAGGTCCTTTAAATGTAAAAAATGATAATATTATTATTAAGTGTACTTTTAATGGACATATTAATACTAATTTTTCTTTTAATACAAATGATCTTAGACAATTAAGTGATGTTGCGCAAGAAAAACTACAAACATTAGAACAGACCTATGTACAAGAATATACCAAAGCTATTAATGAAGATTTAAAAACGATGTCTAAAAATAAACAATACAATCAATATGCAGAATATGCTAAAAAATTTTTTGAACAAGATGAAAAAAGACAAACTTATATTACAAAAACTAAAGAAATTTTACAACAATTAGATAAAGATTTTTTTGACAAAAAAATAGATATTAATACTTATAATAATGAAAAAGATGCACAACTTGCATTTTTAAATGAATTAGAAAATACATTATATATTAGTTCTACAGCTAAAACATATAATAATTATATGGATAATATTGGCTTTATTGGAGGATCAGTTGGTAGTAATATTGTCGCACAAATTGAGCATTTAAATGATTTATTCACTGCCGCTGGTATGGGATTAACACCTGTTGAATTAAATTGGTTAATATTCGCAGCCATTAATAATTCATCATTAAGTGTTGTTGGACATAAAAATGAAAGTATTATTGAGAATTATTTAGGTTCATTAGCAACTTTTGCATTATTTAGTGAAGGCGGCGCAGAATTAGAAATATTACAAAATATAAAAAATCCAAAAGAAATGGCTACAACCACTCCTAATATTATGCATTTATTTTTTGTTAATGGTGCATATTATCCAGGTAGTTATGTTTTACAACAAGCTGTTAATCATTTAAAATTAATTTTATCAGATATGGAAAACACTATTATGGGTAATCATTCATCATTTCAAAATGGTGTAAAAATTACAAATACTGTAAATTTTCAAGATTTACCTAATAATGCTAACTCTAAAAGAAAACAAAATACTAATCGTCCTTGGCAAGCTGTAAGTGCTACTGCTCAAAGAAAAACAAGTTTACATATTATTTTTCTTGCGGGTTTATTAAGCGTGGTTACTAATTTAACTAAACAATTAAATGAAATTAAATTACCTACTTAATAATTTTTTATTTTAATTTTCATTAAAGAAAACTACATATCTTAGAGGAGAAGATATCTTCTCTATTTTTCAGAAGGAGGTAAGGGCCAATGCAATTAAAACAAATTATTGATATGGTGGGCAATCATTTCATAGTAGTCCTATTTGTTATTACTACCCTCATTCAAATTGCACCTATCAAAATTGATCCCTGGTCTGCCCTCTTTAAGTGGATTGGCAAAATGGTAACAAACAACGCCTGTAGTAAAATTGATGGTCTAATTGTACAAGTCAATACTGTTGAAACGAAAATTAATAACTTAGAAACTAATGTTAATAATCTAGAAGCAAGTATTGACGCAAATGAGAAAGACCGTATTCGTTGGGAAATACTTGATTTTGCTAATTCCTGCCGCAATGAGCGCAAGCATAGTAGAGATGAGTTCCAACATATTGTAGATTTAAATGATAAATATAAGCGTCTATTAGCAAAAACTGGCGACTCCAATGGTGTATTTGATATTGAATTTAAATACATCAAAGATCTCTATGCTGAACGCTTAGAAAAAAATGATTTTCTATAAGGAGGTAGTATTATGATTTTTACTAAGCAATGGCTAAAAGCCGCAGGCGTGCGCGCAATAAAAACTATTGCACAAACTGCGATTGCAACTATTGGTACTAGCGCTGTGCTAGGAGATGTAAATTGGGTAATGGTGGCTTCTGCTTCAGCATTATCAGGAATTCTTAGCCTTCTAACTAGCATTGCGGGATTACCAGAAGTAAAAGAGGAAGAAGAAAAAGAAACTAATAAGGAAGAAGCTTAATGCTTCTTCCTTGACTTTTTTTTAATTTTAAGGTATAATATAATTATAAATAGTAAGGAGGATAAATAATTGGAAAAACGTAGTCAGGAAAAAATTATCAATATTGAAATTTATACTGATGGTTCTCTTAAAAAACAAGGGCAACAATCCACATTTGGTGGATGGGCTTTTATTGCTACACAAGATGGTAAAGAATTATTCTGCGATTGTGGACATGAATATGGAACAACTAATCAAAGAATGGAATTAGTGGCAATTAAAGAGGCATTAAACTACGCCAAAACTATTCGTAAGACCTCCGAAAAAGTAATTATTTATAGCGACTCTGCTTATGCTATTAATTGCTATTTACAAGAATGGTATATTAAATGGCAACAAAATGGTTGGGTTAATTCTAGTAATCAAGAAGTCGCAAATAAAGATTTATGGTATGAAATTATCCCATTCTTTGATAATTTTTGGTATGATTTTCGTAAAGTAAAAGGACATCAAGGTAATTATTGGAATGAAGAATGTGATAAATTAGCCCAAAATGAAGCAGATAGATTAAAGAAAAATTGGAGAGGTTTAAAAAACAATGATACCTGAAAGTCTATATGAGGTTACGAGGGCCGATTACACAAGTTTTGTAGAACAAATAAAACCAGAATGTCGTAGAATAGAGGTTGTAGAAATCGATCCTATTCATACTGCGACAAAAATATTTAGTAAAAATACTAATAAGTGTTTGTGTAGCAGAATAACATATACTGCTGAATATGGCGACCCCGAACCAGAAGTTTATTATATTTTTGAAATGCCGGAAAACTATGAACGTCAAGCTCCTATTCCAAAAGTAAGAGTGACTCTTAATACCAAAGAAGAAGTTCAAAAGTTTTTTGATTATTTCGCCACACAACGCAAGGAGAATAATAACAATGATTGAATTATTTCCTAATTTACCAGAAGAAGTAAAACAAAAAAATGAATATATTATCAATTTTGCTATTCAATCTTTTGAACCACAACAATGTTTAGAATTTTTATCTTCCTATGCACATTCTTGTGAAGATGAAGAAGAAAAACAATTTATTGATTTTTATTTTTCTTTAAGGATGGAACAGTTATTAAATGAAAATAATAATGATAAGCGGTAAATCCGGGCACGGCAAGGATACTGCCGCCCAAATGATGAAAGACATATTAGAAAAACAACAACAACGAGTACTAGTTATTCATTTTGCTGATTTAGTGAAACATTATGCTTTTGATTATTATAATTGGGATGGTCAAAAACAGGAAGCTGGGCGCGCACTTCTACAAAAAATTGGAACAGAAATGATGCGTACTCATTTTCCTACTTACTGGGCAGAAATAGTAGGAAAATTTATTGCAGTCGCCGGTCAACTCAATGATTTTGATTATTGCTTAATTCCTGATTGGCGTTTTAAAAATGAGTTTACAACTGTGTACGAATATAATACAGGAATTAATCCTATCTATCGTGTGCGGGTCGAACGTAATGGTTATCGCAATCCCGCTATGACAGATGAACAATTTTACCATATTAGTGAAACCGAATTAGATAATACTGATTTTGATTGGCTTATTGATAACCATGATGATTTAACTACTTTAAACTCACAAGTTAAATTAGCATTATTATATATTGACACTCACTCAAAAACGTGCTATAATAAAAGAAAAGGAGAAAACTAATGGATTACTTTTCTATGGAACCTATGAAATATTGGAGCCCTTCATCTACAATGTCTCCTGAAATAAAACGCCAACATCTAGAACAGATGATTGTGAGTGGGCAGTATATTTGGAGCCAAAAATATGATGGTAATTGGTCACGCGCAGTCATTACACCCGAAACTGCTGTACTACAAACTCGAGGTATTAGTAAGAAAACTGGTACATATGGTGAAATACAAAATAAAGTTTTCTTTTGGGAAGATATTGTTAAAGCTTTTACATATGGTGATACAGTAATTCTTGGTGAAGTTTATCTGCCTGGTGGTATTGACAAAGATGTTGGTTCAATTCTACGTTGTTTAGATGATAAAGCTCGTGCGCGCCAAAAGGATATAAAACTTGAATGGCGTATATTTGATGTTCTTGTACTTGATGGCGTAGATATGATGAACGCTCCAATTGAAGTTCGTATGGAATGTATTCCAGAAGCAGTGAGACGTATTAATAGCCCATTAGTTTCTGGTATTGATTATCACGAAATGAATGAAAATTTCTTTGATCAATTAAATGATATTTTTGCCGCGGGTGGCGAAGGCGTAGTTTGCTATAAGAAAAGTTCCATTTATATTCCTGGTAAACGTGGCCCACACGCTTGGGATACTGTAAAAGTCAAACAAGAAATCTCTAATGATATTGATTGCTTTATTACAGGCGTAGAACCAGCTGTGCGCGATTACACTGGTAAAGATGTAGAAACTTGGATGTTATGGGAAGATGAGCGAAGTGGTGAAAAATTAAATGGTGAATTATATACACAATATCGTATGGGGCGCGCTATTCGCCCAATTTCCAAAGGTTATTACTATAACTGGCCTGGTGCCATTTATACTAGTGTTTACGATAATGCAGGAAATATTATACCACTTTGTAAAGTTGCGGGCTTAACAGAAGATTTTAAAAACGAGCTACGTGATAATTTTGATGAATGGTATATGTGTCCACTCACAATTGGCGGTATGATGGTTTCAACTGCACAAACAAATGGAATTTCCATTCGTCATCCATATATTAAGAGTATTAGAAAGAATGATTTAGATATAAAGGATTGTACCTTAGCGAAAGTTCTTTCTTAATATAAATAAAATAAGTTGTCCCTCCGACAACGAGGAGGATTTAATGAGCGACCTAGAATTTTTAGGGTTTGCAGAAGCTACTAGTTCTCTTGATCCTATTATGTATCAATATTTTAAAAATCTTTTACAAAATAGAACGATTATTTTAAA